TCTGTATAGTCCTTTAGAGCCTTGACTTCTGCTTCCGCTTTCTGGTTTGCTTCTTCAAGGTTGACTTGGGATTGATCCAACCTTTCTTTATCTAACTTACCGTCTTCTGTTTGGAACTGCGTAGGAACTTCCGCCTTGTCCGTCACCGGGGGCGTAGTTTCTACCTTAACGTCGTTCGGGGCGGTCGAGCCTGCTGCCTGCTCATCTTGAAACGCTTTAAGTGCTTCCGCACCCTTCGTGTCAATCTGATTTTGTATACTAGCCGTTTCTTGGCTATTCTGAACGTCTACAGGAACTGACTGATTGTCGCCTTTAATAATTTCTACTACCATTTTTCTCTCCCTTTGTCTAACCGCATTATCCCTCCCCTGGGTGCGTTTAGTCTTGTGTCTTCCACATTGTCAAAGTTTCTATTTTGTCCTTGATGTATTTCCTTAACGCTGAGTATTTGGCAATAGTAGCTGTGGCACTCTTCTTGTCCAAATCCTTATCAAGGTTATCTAAAACTGTTTCTAAATCTTCCTTAAACTCTGCAAACAACTCACTTACTATCTCTTCATTACTCTTCATATTCTCCCCTTACGGTTTTTGCATATTTGTATTTCCGCCAGTCTTCTCACTCTGCTGTGAAGGTGTCGGTTTGTCACCGCTCTGCTGCCCGCCGTGCCCGGACGCTTTTCCGCCTTCCATTTGACCCATCATTTCAGGATTGATCGGAGTAGAGTTCTTGATCGCGTCCTCAACCTGGTCTTCGATCTCAAGCAGTTTGGCAGTGACTAATGCGGTTGCCCGTGTGTCGTAATTCAGCAGCCTTGGGGCATAAGTATCTTCCCATTGCATTATCTGTAAAGCCTTACGTTCTTTATCACCCATTGAGAATGTACCGACAGTCTTAAAGTTATAATCTGCCTGCAATTCGTGAGTAGGAATGAACTGGAACGCCTGCCATTTCGGGATAGGGATCTGCATCGGTCCTTGTGGCGTATTTACCATGGGACCCGGAACGGGTGATTCGCCAAGAATGTTTCTGAGACTTTCCGGATTCAATGCCCGGTTCTTGTAGATCAAGCTATACATCCATTCTCCGGCCTTCACCAAGAATCCCCTTTCTATCATGTATGCGTAAAGCGTGAACCGTTCATAAGCTGAGTTCAAGAGTAACTGCATTCCACCAAGAGTCTTGTTCTGGTCTGCCCCGGCTGTCCCGGTAGTCATCCTGTTAGAAGCTGTGACCTCTTGGGCCTTGCGTTCCTTCTCCTGCGTCTCCGCATAAGCACTCCTGGATACGTCCGGAGTGTCTACCCAAGAAAATGCTTTACGAACATCTTCAGTGGATTTCAGTTTGATCCCACCGCCAGGCTGAGAAACAAGCCCTTTCGGATCTACCAACGCTTTCTGGATCACAACGAACATCTTATTCATTATCATTGTGACGTTATCTATACGCTGATTAGTCAACTCATTGATCTCATCCTGTATCCCTTCAAGCAGTTCACAAACACCCTTTCCGTATGCGTCACCGGTGCGGATGTAATCGATCTGAAGGATCGGAGGCTCCATGGTCTCAAATTCGTTCTCTTCCGAGAACAGTAAATATTCTTTAGAGGCAACCCAGATGCGGGCCGCAACCAGTTCGTCTGAAGCCGGGTCTAGCGGGTCCATCTCGTAATTGATCCATCTGCGGGGGATTTCGCCCCAGAACTCCCATAGGGTATGTTCTTTCTGATATTTGGTCTTCGGGGTCTGGGTATCTGTCTTTCCCTTGTCCGTCAATTCCCTCTGCTGCTTGTCAATAGGAATGTGCATTGGTTCAATAAAGGCTCCCAGCTTCCTGACAACCTCTTCATCAAATCCGTACTTCAATCCTTCAACTATATCACCATAGGTTATCTTGTCTTCATGGATGATCTTGTCATTATTGGTAGAATTAGGTTCTTTATATACATCATATATATCAACGAACTGGCAACCCAGGTGGTCTTTAACGAGCACTTCCTCGGTCTGTTCTTGATACCCATTGATCACTGAGTTCCCGCCCTCTATGGCCCTATTGGCCTGCATGATCTTACGTTTTGATGTCTTCCTGTCCCAAAAGAACTTTACGAAGCCTGAACCGTAAATACACGCCTGTTTCAAGGCATCGTAGAATGCCACCCTAAAATCTGATTTATCTATTTCGTAATCAAGGAGTTGTGTTACAAGGTCAGCTTGCTGGATGTCCCCGGTCTCCCGTGGCTCTACGGTGATCGGTTTAGAACGACCCATGAGCACTTTAGCAAGAGCCGAACAGATGACCTCTACGTGGGTGACACTAAGCGGATCGAACATGCACGACTGCCAGTCGGCCTTCTTGGCCTTCTTGTCCGGGTCGTAGATAGAATGGTAGTTCCGTGAGAACCTGTCCCACTTGGGAACATAAACCTGCCGCCTATTATCTAAAGAGGCTGAATGAAAGTTCTGTACGTATTCCAGGCAGTCTTTCTTATTCTTGGCAATGATAGCCAGCCGATCCTCTTCCTGCTGCTGGGCCTCTATGTCCTGCTGAAAACTTGAGGCTAAATCTTCGTTGGGATCTACATGCCCTTGTCCTGTCTCTATCATATCAACCATAAAATTCTCCTTTACCTGCCAACTGTATATCTCGCCTTGAACGGCGGAACCTGCCAATCATTAATAAATTCCAAGTTGTGATTACACGCATATCTAACTAAATCTGCAAAGTCTTTGTACTTACTATTCACGTCGGGTTTCCCGGTGTCCTGGTTATATGCCCATCTTTCTAGTGACCTGATCGTATTGTGACAATTCGCTTTCACTAACAACCGGGGGAAGTTTGAACCATCTATTGGGCTCTTCTTATCAAATCTTAAATATCCCTTGACCTTTAAGATGCCAGTCTCTATCTCACGCTCAATGTTGTAAGAGTCCTCAAAGTCCATCCCTGCTTCTTCAAACCATTCCTTTAAGGTTAATTCAGTCTGAATGTCCCGTGAGTTGGCGAAGTGCCTATCTATGATCCGCCAGGTCATCTTCTTACTCTTATCCATCTGCCTGATTATCTTAATGTAGTCTTTAGTTCCCAAAGAGCAATTCTTAATCTTAGTAAAATCTGTTTTAGGGTATTCATCATAGAAGACTATCTGGCCCCTTCTATCTACCCAATAATACGCTATTGCGAAAGGCTTCCCGCCGTGAGGGTCAACAACCATGCCGTACTGAACGTCACCCTTGGGATACGTATTCTCCGGAACCACGTGATACTGCCGGTCAAAGTCTCGCCAGATCCTGCTTGACAAGTGCATGAACTTCCCGGACATCCTGGCCTCTTTCTCTTCATCGTCATATTCGGCCACCATCTTCTCAATGTTGTCGTGCATTAGATGCCCTCGGACTCCATGCTCAACGCAAGCGTCTTCAACGTCCGCATGCAGCATGAACCAATTCGAGTTATTCTCCAGTTTGTCACAGATCCAGGCAGCGTTCTTTAATGGAGTCATCCAGATCAATGTGATTCCGCCTTCTCTTAATCTGCTGATGCCTCTGTTGAAGATGTCCTGCGGAGGCGGTTCATCGTACACAACCATTCCTCTTGTGACACCCTCGAACTCTCCGCCTTCCTGCTGATAGGTCATTTTGTCTATCAGCCAGTCATTCGCCCGGTACTCTGAGTTATACTGCTTGCCTCTTTTGAAGGTCTCCCATTTCCGGCCTTTCCACCACTTCCTCATCTGCACATCAAACGGCCCGGTATCTTTCGCCAGTTCAGATTCAGTTACGAACCTGATTGTCTTTGGGTACGGCCACTTTTCAAAGATCTTGTGCTTAAAGTATTTGTTCGGTGCTCCCCAGATTATGTTTCCTAACAAATTAACTAAGGCTGCTGTCTTCCCAACACCGTTGGCTGCAAGGAGAAGGAATACTCTGATCCCTTTGTCGTGCCCCTCTTGAATACCTTTAATGAACTGCTCGATCCTACCATTAGGTATATAGTTACTTAGAGGGTCGATCTCCATCGCCAGCTTCTTGCGTTTGTCCAATAACACTTTCAGTTGCTGGGCTTTTTCCTCTGTTAATTTCTCCAAGTAATTTATCTATCTCCTTTTCAGTCTTATCAAAATCTTCCCTCTTCTTCACGGCCTCAGTCTTATCTAGCTGAACCATCTTCGGGGACCAGCCCAGGCACTTCTGGTAATATAGGTTGATGGCGGCAGTGTCACCCTTCAAGGCCTTCTTATATAAAGCAAGATCCACGCTCGTTTCTGCCTCAGGCTTCTGAGCATCTAACGAACCACGGATCTTTTTATAGTCGAACTCTTGTCTCCATTTACGTAACGTCATGTACGCAGGGGTCTTGCCATCGTTATATACTGATAATATGTTTGCGTGTTCTGCGTGGGTTTTTAATGCGGTTTCCCAATTGGATAGTAATTCGAGGTATTTAACCTTGAGGATCTTTGCGTAGTGGTATTTTGAATACCCTTTATTTCCGGGACTACGTCTTTGCTCTTCGCTCATCTACTCTCCATTTCCCCTCACCTACTATCATCAATTACCGTCTAATATCTTTAACTACTGTAAGTATAGAATATTTACGTATGTTTGTCAAGACTTATTTTTAAATACTTTTTAGGAGAAAAGGGACTTTCGTACTGCTCTTCCCCACCAATTAAAATTGTGAAGGCAACCCTGGTTGTCATCTAGGCGGCTTCTTTCAGCCACTCGTACCCGTGCGACTCCTAATAAGTCGCCCTCAAATTCAAACAGCACTAACTCAGGACTAACCCTTTCGTGTGGCTGTTCATCGTGATCTAAAGAACTAAAATCGTTTGGGTGGACCCCCAACTTTATATCTCCGCAGCGTACCGAGGCGGAGCATGAAGGATGGGAATTGGCCTTTCTTTAAACTGGGGCAAGCTATCACTCTATTATTTACTTGCTGAGCAGCGGGCAAAAGTTTAAGCCCTTCTATAGACCCGGAAGAATTATTACTAACTCTTTGCTGCGGATCGGCTGTTGACAGTTGTTGGTCAGAGCAGCCTCTGGATTTATTAACAGATCCATATTTCTTTTTTAGGCATGTCCTTATTCCCGCATGCCAAAAATACTTTCACAAAAATCTTTGTTAGCCTTGTGCTATCAAAGAGTAACAGCGTTCCGCAGCCAACTGTCACTCTCAAATATCACAGATCTGTTCCTTCTTTTCACTACAATTCTAATTATACCAAATGCGGAGCGGTTTGTCAAGGATTATTTTAAGATTCTTTTTGCCACTATCCTAATATCAATTAGTATAGCAGACTGTTGCGGGTTTGTCAAGAACTATTTTAAAATATATTTTACCTTGACAAGTTGGTGATGCTTTTGTAATATCTATGTATGGGAAATCGCAGAACAATACCGACACACATTCCGGGAGTCGTCCTAGTTATGTCTCCGTTATATACTGATGACCGGGGTTATTTATTTGAAGCGTTCGATAGAAACAGTCTTGATAACTTCGTAACAGAAAAGTATTCCTATTCCCACAAAGGCGTTCTGCGTGGCATGCACTTCCAAAGCAAACACTCTCAAGCTAAGTTCGTAACTGTTGTTCATGGTATGATTCTTGATGGTATAGTTGATATGAGCGATGTGGACCCATCTATTAAATTCGGTGCATTTCGTTTATTCACCGGCGATTCTATTTATATACCTAAAGGCTTTGCTCACGGATTCTATGCGTTAGAAGACAGCATCATTCATTACGCTTGTAGTGATGTAAGGTACGAAGAAGAAGAGTCAGGGATCATGTGGAATAAGTATCCTGTATTTGAAGGCGTTAAAGATCCTATATTAAGTGAGAAGGATAAGAGGTGGCCAAAATAATGAGTATAGAGAAAAGGCTTAAAAAGTTAGAAGGGGAATTGGTTTACGTTGAATATAATGATGTAAACGAGATGAATATTGCACATTTAGAATTAATGATGAACAATATGCAACCACTATCTCCTCGCTGTATGTCGTTAAAACAAAGGGTGTATCTTAACAAGTCTAAAACAGAAACAATGCAACAAGACCTCGACAAATTATATCAAGCATTTAAACTGCACAAAGCTAAAAAGTAGTGGCACTTTTTTAAATAATGGAAATAGACATAAAGATCCCTTGGAGTAGTGATAAGAACCTCGGTGCTGCTTACAACCGGCTGATGCAAGACGTTCGTGGCTGGGTCTGTTTCATGGACCACGACGTTCTTCAACTCAACCCGAACTGGTATTAC